TGTTGATTAACAACAGACCTGATGGACAAACCGGCATTGCACAACTTGCTCAGATGAAAAAAGCTATTAAAATGGCTGAAAAAGTTTCTGTTATTGCAAGAGGAAATGCTATGTCTGAGATGATGGAAGATGTAAGTTGCGGTTGCGACTAGTAAAATCCATTTGTAAAAACAGCGAGGTTCTAATCAATCTCGCTTTTTTTATCATTAATCGACATAACCGGTTATGTTTTATGTCGTTTTTGCGACGACTCATTTTTTGTAACTATCTCTTTATTAATACTTTATTCTTTTAATGTCGATAATGTTAAAAAAAAGAAGAGAATAGCTTCAAAAAAAAAGAAAGAGAGTAGTGTTTTATAGAGAGAGAGTATAGAAAAACAAAATCGCTTTTTGACACATTTTCAATGTTCATTGGGCTTAGCACAACATTGCATCAACATTTTTCAACATTTTTCGACATAAATCAACATAAACCATAAAAAAAATGACACAGACCCTTGCGTCATCCACAAACAAGAGCATAATAATTATTGTTTTGCTATCGCATTTTCTTTTCAAAAGTGGCTTTAATTAGAATTAATTGTACTATATTTGCATATAACAATTAAAAATCAAATCAAATGTTAGAAAATCAAGGTTATTCTCCTAAGGATTTACAATTTGGAGCAGAAGGAAGGAAAAAATTAGTTAGTGGCGTTGTGAAAATGTCCAAAGCTGTGAAAGCTACATTAGGTCCGGGAGGTAATCCTGTGTTAATTGAATCTCCAAACCACACTCACAGTATCACAGTTACCAAAGACGGTGTAACTGTTGCAAAATCAATTGACTTACTTGACCCTTCGGAGAACCTTGCGGTTAAGATGATGAAGGAAGCTGCTGAGAAGACTGCTACTTCAGCAGGAGATGGTACAACAACCGCTATTGTCCTTACTGAGGGATTGGTATTGAGTGGTATTGAGCACATAACAGCAGACTTAAACCGAACTGAGGTATTGAGATGTATGGTGGACATCAGCGACAAGGTGGTGGACAAGTTACGAAGACGTAGCAAAAGAGTTACAAGCGCGATGTTAGTAGATGTAGCGAGTATCTCTGCAAATAACGATAGAGAGATTGGGAAGATTATCTCAGAGGTGTACAAAGATGTGGGTAAAAACGGTATCGTTACAGTAGAGAAAAGTCAGAACGATGAGACCTATGCTGAGACCACAATGGGGTTGAAATTCGACAGAGGGTACTTAAGCCCGATGTTTATAAATGATTCTAAAAAAGATGAGTGCGTATTTGAAGACACTATGGTTATGGTTGCTGATATGGAGATTACTAATATCCTTCAGATTGAGAGCATACTTAAACCAATTGTACAAGAAGGTAAGAAGTTATTGATTATATCCCCTTGTAATCAGAACTTGATTAATAGTTTGGCAGCGAATGTTGTCAAAGGACACATCAAAGTATGTGCGGTTGCACCTCCGGCATTTGGATACAAGCAGCACGAGCTGATGCAAGACATCGCTATCAGTGTTGGGGCTACTTATTTCAGTGAAAAGACAGGAGATGACTTGAGTATAATCAACTATGGCGACCTTGGACACGCATACAAAGTAATTGTAAGCAAAGACAAGACCATTATCATCAAATCAAACACAAAAACAGACCAAAGAGCTATTGGCGCAAGAGTTGAACAGCTGTGGGATTCGCATAAAAACGCCACAAAAAAGCACGAAAAGGACCATTTATTGGAGAGAATTGCATCATTAACAGGTGGAATTGGGGTTATTTTTGTGGGTGGACAGACTGACTTGGAGCAGAAAGAATTGTTCGATAGGGTTGACGATGCTGTTTGCGCGGTGCGTTCCGCACTTGAAGAAGGGATTCTACCGGGTGCAGGAAAGGCTTTGCTTGAAGAATCAGCTGCTTTGTTTACAGATGCAGATAAGAGTCCTGAATATGATGCGGCATTGAGAATTTTAAAGGCAGCTCTTATGGCTCCGTTTTTACAGATACTTGCAAACGCAGGATTGAAAGCTGAAGATATTTACAAAGATGGAACTGCTGAAGGTCAAGGTTACAACTTGAAGACAAGAGAGTATGGCGACTTGATTAAGATGGGAGTAATCGACCCATTGAAAGTAACGCGAAGCGCATTACAAAATGCTGTGAGTGTAGCTGTAACAATCTTGAGTACCGATGCGATAATTACGTTAGCTCGTACTTATGTGCAGGCTGAAGACTAAAGAGTTCATAAAGTTTACTGTGATATGGGTGGCGTGTAATCTATCAATACCATTTTGGATGGTAGGACACGTACACCTAACGGTAAACATCTACGAGGACTTGACTGAGATATTAACGTCAATGGGAATGAACATAATAGTTGCTGTTGGCTTTTGGTTAAATTGGAAAGACGAATCTAAAAATTATGATAAGAGGAATTGACTACGTTACGATAGAAGTTTATGGATTAAACCAATCAGGGATGGCAGACTTAGAAGAGTGCCAAGGATTGTTGGATGAAAGTCCAAGGTTTAAGGACTTCAGAGCTGAGGCATTGAATCATAGAAGGGGAACCGGATATGTGGACGTAGCATTATACCCTAAAGATGGGGATAAGAGAAAATTCATAGAGGATGTAAAAAAGTTTGGACTATAAAAAATAAAATAAACAATTAAAAATAAAAAAATTATGTCATTAAAGCCCATCGGAAAATATATTGTCATCAAGACTATTGATGAAGAGTTAAAGACAGAGTCAGGATTGATTCTATCAGGAGAAGATGTAAATCAAATGCGTTATAAGCGCGGTATAGTTATTGCTTCGGGAACAGATGTTCCACATATCAAAAAAGATGATGAAATCTATTACGATAAAGTGCAAGGATTTACAATGTTGATTGACGATAAGCAATACACGATTATTCGGGAGAACGATGTCGTTGTTGTTTTATAACTTTGTTCATTTCAATAATCATATCGCGATAAACCTTATCTGAGTATGATACATTTTTATGAAACATTTTATTATATGAATTACTAACGGGGATTTCTTCCCCGCTTAGTTTTCTATAAAGCGTCTGAATCATTCGAGTGGCTTTAATTGTCAATTGGTACAGAGCCTTTCTATTACCAACTCTATTTCTAAACTTTACTATCCACCCTTCTTTTTGAAGTCTGAAGAAACGAGTTACATCCCACCCCAAAAGATTATCAAACTCTTCAAACTTATCTTTTCCAAAATACTTTTCAGAGTATAGGAATAACAACATATCTAAGTCAGCCTGAGTAAGTTCGTATTTAATTTTTGCGAATTGGCGAATTACTCTCCAATATTTTAGGTAATCATCTTGATTTGATTTCATTTGAATTTTTTTTTATACATTTGTACAAAGTTATTAAATAAAAAATAATTATGGCACTAAATAATCAAAGACCCGACACTCCATTAGCAACTACCCCTGAGCCTCAACCTGTTAGTTCAGGATTGCAACCTTCAACTCAGATGGGAATGATTCCTCAGCAAAGAGTTGCTACAAAATTTGAGCAAACTGCTGACAGCGCTATAAATAAAATTAAAGCAATGACACCTGCTGCACCTGCTGCACCTGCCATACCTGCTGCACCTCAACAATAGAAATTATGGGAATTGTAAAAAAAACAAAAGAAGAAAGAAAGGCAGAATCTGCCAAGACTTATGAGGCTGCATCAAAAAGAAGCGATACTCCTTTAGGAGATACTCCTGACCCAACTACACCTATTACAAATTTAAAATCGGCATTGGCTGATATTAATACAAGAAGTGCAGCAAGACAGGCATCTAAAGACGAATCTCAAGCAAAACTTGATGCTGATAGAATAGCAAGAAGCAGAGCAAAAAAATCTATTGCCGGAGAAGGTTCAAGACTTCAAGGATTGGCATCATTTGCGGATAGAACAAAATTAAAATAATAATTACTAACACAAACACTAAATTAAAATGGCAAAGTCAAAATCAACACCAAACTTACCCGCATCGTCAAAAATGCAAATGCCAATGGCAGCAAATAAACCTGCTATTAAAAACGCACTTAAAGGACCTTCTAAAGCGGCAGGAGTGAAATCAGTGAAAACTGCAATTAAAAAGAAATAATGGCTAAAGAAAAAGACACTCCGAACCTACCGGGTTCATCTCGTATGCAGATGCCTATGTCAAGTGGAAATAATACTCCGCTTAAAATCAAAGCCGATAGTGATGGCGCAACTAGTAAAGTTACTAAAGCAGCCTCAGGAAAAGGTATGGGTGGTAAAAACCCTTATTGTTAATTATTAAATTTCAAAGAAATGGCAAAGAGAAAAAAAGAAGTAGCTCCTGAAGTAGCTACTGAGACAGTAGTTACAGAAGAAATAACTCCTACTGTAGAAGTTGTATTGAACGTTCCTGCTCCTGAAAGAGAAGACCCGGGGCATAACACAAGAGCATTTAGACAATAATAATTTAAATATCCTATTACTTCTAATAAAATGGTAGTAATGGGATTTTTAATAAAAAAAGTACTGATGAAAGAAATGATAAAAAGAAAAGATGGCTCTGTATCTCAAAGAGGTCTTTATGACAATATTAGAGCTGCTAAAGGTTCAGGAAAAAAACCAACTCCAAAAATGCTTGCGCAAGAAAAAATAATTGAAAAAGCAAAGCAATACGAGTCTAAAAAATCATTGGATGGTAAGATGAAATTCCTAAAAGGAAATGTTAGTAAATTACCTGTCCAAAAAAATAAAAAAAAGTAATATCTTTACAAAATGAAATCACAAGGATTGGGAGATACGATTGAAAAAATAACTGCTGCAACAGGAATTAAGTATGTGGTAGAGACTATCGCGGAAGCGGTAGGAAAAGATTGTGGATGCAGCGGCAGAAAAGCTACTATGAATAATCCGAAACTATTGATTAACAAAACATTTTATAAAATAAATCCAAATTAAAAATGGCAACTCAAAAATTACAACCGACAAGAGCATTAACAGTAATAAAGTCAGACAACGCAGTTATTCCATTTGTCAATTTAATTGATTCAGGAGTAAACACAAGTATTGTCTCTTTTGCGTTAGTTTCGTCAAGTTCAACATTTGTAACTGATAATGTTAAAACAGGAGACATTGTTTATAATTTAACAGATGGAACTGCTGCTACTGTAGAATCTATTGTAAGTCAAACTCAAATAGTTTTAAATGCTGATATTTTCTTAGCTACTTTAAAAACTTTTGAAATATATCAACAATCTGCACAAACAGGTATTGGAAATCAAGGATGTGTGCTTTACATTGGAACAGGAGGAAATATAAAAGTAACCACAAGTGGAAATGATATAGTTACATTTGTAAATGTTCAAGATGGAACCTTTTTCCCAATCAATGTATTAAAAGTTTTTGCAACAGGAACTACTGCTTCTAACATCATAGCTCTTTGGTAATATGCAAATATCCATATCAATATTAGTAGGAAATGCCAATTCAGGTATTTCTTACGTTAAGAGACTAATAAGGAATTTCAAAGCTCGTGTACTTTCATACCCGAATAGCATATTCGAGGCAGAAGCTTGCTTAGACGCTACGTTAGAGGAATTAAATGGAATTGGATTATTAGATAATGCATCGCTTATTATCACGCCTAATGCATATAATGAGGGAATATTATATGATGTAATTCCTAATACACCTCTTGGCGATATGGATGTAGTTCGTGCTACAACAGCAACGAGGGTAAATGCAGAGGGATTGATTGAAGTAGTACCGAGAAATTTATTGACTTATTCAGAGCAGTTTGAGAATGCAAATTGGGTTAAAAACAGAATCACGATAACTTCTAATGCAACAACTTCTCCCGATGGTACAACTACTGCTGATTTATTAGATACAACTGCAAATGGCTCAGGTTCTTCTGTAACTCAAAACATTAATTCAGTTTCGGGAACGAGATATAATATTTCTTTATTTGTAAAAAGAAATAATGTAGATTTTTTCTTGTTTAATATTGTTAATAGTGCTTTTACAAATGGAGTTAGAATTTGGTTTAATATAAATACAAAAACTATAAGTAGTACTTCAAATGTAGGGTCAGGTTTAAATATAAGTAATACTTTAGTAGAAGAATACGCAGATGGTTGGTTGAGGTTAAGTACTTCTGTAATAGCAGATGATTCTTTAATTAGAGCAGCATTTTTTATAACTAATGCAAATGGTGTTTTTTCATCTATTATTGGCGATAAAGTTTACCTTTGGGGCGCTCAATTAGACCAAGGCTCAACAGCAACAGAATATTATCCAACTACAACACGTTTAAACATCCCACGTATTGATTACACAAACGGTATTTGTCCGAGTATATTGGTAGAGCCACAGAGGACTAATTTAGCTTTGTATAGTGAGGAGTTTGATAATGCTTATTGGACAAAAGACGGAACCGCAGTTGTGACTGCTAATACTACTATATCCCCAAACGGAACTTTGACAGCATATACTGTTTCGGGAGCAACTGGAACTTCAACCACAAATACAATAAGAAGAACTTTTATAGGACTTACAACCACTCATACATCATCTGTTTTTGTTAAAAGTCTTGGAGCAACTACATTTTCAATAAATAATAGAAATGGAATTACTGGGGCTGTTCCAAGAAAAATAGTAACATTAACAAGTGATTGGCAAAGAGTAGAATTGTCATCAATAATACAAGACGGTCAAGTTTGTTTTGGTGGGTCTGATGGAGATTTTGCTATCTACGGAGCTCAACTCGAAGCAGGTTCATATCCAACTTCATATATTCCAACAATAGCAAGTACAGTTACAAGAAACGCTGATGCAATTTATAAAATAGGAATTGCTGATTTAATAGGACAAACAGAAGGAACTTTCTTTATAGATTTTCAAAATAAAGTTAATGAAATAACAACTGGAGTAGTTGTTAGAATGTTGTATAGTATAACTGATGGAACTAATAATAACAGATTTTCACAAGCAATAGTTAGAACACCTACAAGAAATTATACGGATATAACAATACGTTCAAATAATGTAACCGTATCTAATATTAATGTAGATACACCAACTGGTAGATTTAAAATAGCAGTATCTTATAAAATAGGAGCAACTAAAATGTTTATAAATGGGGTATTAGTTGGGAATGTAGGTTTATCTGAAATTCCTATTATAAACAGATTATTTTTAGGTTGCTCTAGTACATCGGGGGGCGAAAATGCTAATGTGGGTATAAATACTTTTTTAATTTCAAAAACTGCTTTAACAGATGCAGAATGCGTCGCATTAACAACTTTATAAAATGAACATATACAAATTAAATTACACAGACAAAGAAACTGCAATAGCTGATTTATTAGCAAAAGGAGTTTATATTGAAACAGAAGAAGGAATTGTTTACGCGCAAGGCGTTCAAGCAGTTGTTGAAATTGGAAAGGTGGTAGAAATACAAGGTACTTACGACTCAGAAGGAAATGTAATTACAGAACCAATCTACTACGATGGCTATGCTTATGATGTTATGAGCGAGCAAGAGATTTATTTTGAAAGCGAGATATTCCCTGTGGATTGTAAACACAGCTTTGCGGGATATGCTCAAGATGCTGATGGATACATACCGGAATCATTAAATATAGTAAATTAAAATGGCAAAAGTTAAACAACAAGAAGGAACATACAAAGCAAAACCTAAGAAAACAGGTGTAGCTGCTAAAACAAAAACAAGCACTTTAAAAACAAGTAAGAACTACGTTAAATCGTATAAATCACAAGGAAGATAATGAAATATATAAACTACATAGCGGCATCATTGATACTTTTATTCGTACCAATTTACGGATTACTAATAGCGGTTGGAGCAGCAATAGTCCTTGATACATTCACAGGTATTTTCAAGAGCGTAAAGCTTAGAGGTTGGAGCAGTGTAAGAAGTAGAATTCTATCAAATATAATTTCAAAGATGGCGCTATATGAAATATGCATTTTATTTCTTTTTGTAATAGACAAATTTGTTTTAAATGAGTTTATTGTAAGATGGTTTGGATTTGATTTTATGTTTACTAAAATATGTGCTATACTTTTAATCTTTATTGAATTGGTTTCAATAAAAGAAAATATTGAAGAGACTTTTAATGTAGATATTTGGAAGCTACTTAAAAAAGCATTCTTAAGAGCAAAAGAAATCAAAACAAATGTAAACGATATTGCGTAATGAAAATAACAGTTAAAAGATTGCATAGAACAGAACACTCTACAATAGGAGAATTATCTATTGATGGCAAGTTTGAGTGTTATACTCTTGAAGATAAAGAGCGCGATGTAAAAATTAAATCAGAAACAGCTATTCCTAAAGGAGAGTATAAGGTCATAATAAATCAGTCAAATAGATTTAAAAGACTTCTTCCTTTGTTGCTTAATGTTACAAACTTTGAAGGAGTTCGTATTCATAGCGGAAATTCAAATCACGATACAGAGGGTTGTATATTAGTTGGAACAACAAGAACTCTCGATTATATTGGAAACTCTCGAGTGGCTTTTCAGAAGCTATTTAAAAAAATGCAATTAGCAAAAGATATAACTTTAATAATTGAGTAATGGCAAAGACAGCAGCTTGGACAAGAAAAGAAGGAAAGTCTGAAACAGGAGGTTTAAATGCTAAAGGAGTAGCAAGTTATAGAGCCGCTAATCCGGGAAGCAAATTAAAAATGGCTGTAACAACAAAGCCTTCTAAGTTAAAGGCAGGTAGTAAAGATGCTAATAGACGAAAGTCATTCTGTGCTCGTATGGGAGGGATGCCGGGTGCTATGAAGAAACCAAATGGAGAACCAACAAGGAAAGCATTATCCTTAAAAAAATGGAACTGTTAATGAAAAAGATACTAATACTTTGTTTTTTAATACTTACTTCTTGTGCTGCAAGAAAGGTAAACGTAGACAAAGTCGATGCTTTGGTAAAAACAGATAGTACTTCTGTAACTAAAAAAGAAACTGTAGCGACTCAAGATAATCATATTAGTATTGTAACCGATACTGATGAATTGGAGATAACGCCAATTGATACCGCAAAAGTCATTGAGGTTGATGGTAAGAAGTACAAAAATGCAAAGCTGAGATACAAAAAAGTAAAAAAGGTCTTAGTAGATAGCACTAAAATAAAAGTGTCTGAAAAAGCCTCTATTAAGGTCGAGGTAAAAAAAGACGCTAAAGTAAAAGCATTTAAAAAAGAAATTGATAAAGAAGCGAACTACTCAATTTATTTTTGGTGGCTTTTAATTCTATTGCTTATTGCCTTGGGATTTTATACTTACAAAAGAATCAACAGAACTTTATTTTAAAATTTATATCTTTGTATAATTAATAATCAAATTAAAATCAAATTAAAATGTCAAAAGAACAAGTAACACAAGAAGAATTAACAAAAATTCAAGAATTAAACTCAGAGTTTAATAAAGCAAAAATGGCTATTGGAGATGTTGAATTACAAAAACAACAAATCTTACGTCATATCGAAGAGTTAAAGATTCAATTCTCAGCACACGAACAATTATTAATTGATAAGTATGGTGTAGATGCAGTTATTAACATTCAAACAGGAGAAGTAACTCATAAAACAGACTAAAACAAATGGCAAAAATTAGCACATACTCTCAGCCAACGGCTCCAAGTTTATCGGACTACGTTATTGGAACAGACACTAGCGATGGATTAGCAACAAAGAATTTTCTTTTGTCAGACATCGTATCTTTAACTAGTACAAAAGGATTATTTGCACAAACAACTCTAGGAACACTTATAACAAATACTATAGTTGAAACGTCTTTAATAGGGGCAGGTGTAGGTAGTTTAATTGTGCCTGCTAATGGTTTTAGTGTGGGCGATAGCTTTACAGTAAAATTATGTGGTCCTCTTTCCTGCGCGAATAATGAAACAATCCGCATAAGGATAAAATCTGATGGAATTGTAATTGGCGATTTAGGAGTTTTTCAAATGAACACCACTACGAATAAGTTTTTTGAATTAGTAGTAGATTTTACAGTAACAAAAATAGGTGGACCGGGAGTTGCTGAATTGTTTGTTAATGGTCAATACAGTTACAATCAAGATACCGCAGGTTTATTACAAGGAAGTAATTTCGGTTTAATATCTAATACTGTATTTGATACGACCGTATTAAACGCTTTATCAATTACCGCTGAATGGGGCACATCAAAAGTAGCTAATAAAATTCAATCACAAAACTTTGTGCTTACAAAAGTATATTAGAGTTTTGGTTTAAATTAAATTAAATGGATATTAGAAAAATATCAATCGGACCTGACTATAAGAGTGGGGCAATGCACTACATAGTAGGTCAAAAAATACTTGGAGATTCAAATGAAATTAATTGTATTAAACGGCAAGCGAAAACGGGAAATGTATTAATTTACATTATTAATAAAAAAGAAGAGGTAGTTCTATGGAAAGAGTTTACCTTTACAGTTCCAATTTCAATCGAATTTAATATAGACTTTTAATGAAATCTCCATTCTACTTCATAGTAAAGCCTATGAATGGAAAGCGATACGATAATACAAAAGACATAGGAGGAATTGACTTTATCGTTAGTACCTCAGAAGAGGACCACAAGTTCTCTAATAGATATGCAGAAGTTATCGAGCTTCCCGTAGGCTACACCGGACCTATCTCAATAGGAGACACGCTTCTTGTGCATCATAATGCTTTTAAGTATTATAATGATATGAGAGGTCGTCAAAAAAGCGGCAAGAGTTTTTTTAAAGATGACTTATTCTTTATAGAAACAGACCAATTCTTTTTATACAAGAAAGGTTCTACTTGGAATGCTTATGACAAGTATTGCTTTGTTAGACCAATCCTTGCTACAGATTATTATATAAAAAAATCATTTAGCGAAGAGCCATTAAGAGGGCAGATGGTTTATCCAAACGAATACCTTTTAAACAAAGGAATCAAAAAAGGGGATTTTGTTTGTTTTACTCCCGATAGTGAATATGAGTTTACTGTTGATGGAGAAAAGTTGTACCGTATGTATGACCATCAAATAACAATAAAGCTATGATAAATATTGTAGATGATTTTTTAGGGAAAGGAGTTTATGATTCTGTTTATAAACTTTTGTCAAATAACGAATTTCAAGAAGTTGAAGTTGGAGATAAAAAATTTTGGGTTCAATATAGCAACAAAGACTTTGACGAATATATTGTTGGAAAGCTATCTGCTATAGATGGAGTACAGCGTGAATGTCTATTAGGATTCTTTAGAGTAGCAACCGAAGAATTTGATACTGATTGGAGAATCCACGCAGACTCAAAAGTAGGCGATATTAGACCCGAAAGAGCACTCGTGCTATATATATCTCCATCTACAAAAGAAGGTCTTCACGGAACTGCTTTTTGGAGACATAAAGATGTAGGTTATGAGATGCCTTTAGATGTTTCCAATGAAGAAGCTGATAGGTTTCTTTTAGATGAAGCAAATAACTTAGATAATTGGGATTTACATTCTGTAGTGGGATATAGACCAAATCGTGCTCTTATGTATCCTTCTAATTATTTTCACAGTAAATATCCAAACACAGGTTGGAAAGAGGGACGTATGGTATATGTAATGTTTTATAGATAACGATATGACAGCTAAAGAAACAAAATTAAAGATTATTGCTGCCGGTCATAAAGCAGTATTGGAACTTATAAAAGTAGCAGAAGAATCTATCTTAAATCCTGATATGGAAGGAGACGACTTAGCTGCCGACAAGTTAAAAAATGCAGCGGCTACAAAAAAATTGGCTATATTTGATGCATTCGAGATTCTTAGCAGAATAGAAGCTGAAAAAGAAAGTCTTGATATTGCCGAAAACGGAGGAAGTAAAACTGATACAAAACAAGGGTTTGCAGAAAGAAGGTCTAAATAGTTTATATACAATAGTCAAAGGCTATATCCCATCCCATTCTATTACTAAAAAAAATGGCAATAAATCTTGGATATATGGTTATAACGACCAATATGATGTTATAGTAATATCTAAAACAGGTCAAATAGGAGACGTGGTAAATATTGCAGGACTTTATATTGCACTTCCACCTACTCCAAAAGATTGTATAAAAAGAAGTACTACAAAATCTGAACAACATTGGGAAAGACAAACTCTTCCAAAACAACTCTCAAGAATACAATCAATATTCCAATGGAATGAAATGCCATCTGAATTTAAGAATAGGTGGGTTGATTATATTGAAAACGAATTTGACTGTAGAGAGAATGGGGTGTGGTTTATGAATAATGGGGTTCATACATACATAACAGGTTCTCACTATATGTACCTTCAATGGGCAAGTATTGATATTGGGTATCCTGATTTTCGTGAAGCAAATAGAATTTATTGGATTTTTTGGGAAGCGTGTAGAGCCGACCAAAGAAGTTTTGGTATGATATACTTAAAGATTAGACGTTCAGGATTTTCTTTTATGTCGTCATCTGAGTGTATCAATGTTGGAACACTTGCAAAAGACGCGCGAATAGGTATATTATCTAAGACCGGCTCTGATGCCAAGAAGATGTTTACTGATAAGGTAGTTCCAATAAATAGCAGACTTCCATTTTTCTTCAAACCTATTATGGATGGTATGGATAAACCAAAGACAGAGTTGGCTTTCCGTGTACCGGCATCTAAGATTACAAAGAAGAATATGTATGATTCTGAAGCAGAAATCATAGAAGGGTTAGACACGTCAATAGATTGGAAGAACACAGAAGATAACTCCTATGATGGAGAAAAGCTATTATTCTTGGCTCACGATGAGTCCGGTAAATGGACTAAGCCAAATAACATTAAGGAGAATTGGCGCGTAACTAAAACTTGTCTTCGATTGGGTTCTAAAATTATTGGAAAATGTATGATGGGCTCAACTTCAAATGCATTATCTAAAGGTGGTCAAAACTACAAAGATATGTTTGAAGATTCAGCGGTTACAACTCGTAACGCTAACGGTCAGACAAAAAGTGGATTGTACGCTTTATTTATTCCTATGGAATGGAATATGGAGGGATTTATAGATGTGTATGGTATGCCTATATTTAGAACTCCTGAAGTTCCAATCACAGGAGTAGACGGTGGTATTATTAGTATGGGCGCTATTGATTATTGGGAAAATGAGGTTGATTCTCTTAAAAATGATTCTGATGCATTAAATGAATATTACAGACAGTTTCCAAGAACAGAATCACACGCATTTAGAGATGAGAGTAAACAGTCTTTATTTAACCTTACAAAAATATACCAACAAATTGATTACAACGACAGTTTAATAAAAGAGCACTATACTACTCGCGGCTCGTTACATTGGAGAGATGGTATGAAAGACACTAAAGTTGTTTTTACTCCTGACTCAAGAGGTAGATTCTTAGTTAGTTGGACTCCTGCAAAGCATCTTCAAAACAATGTGCATACAATACACGGAATGAAACACCCCGGCAATGAATATATTGGTTCATTTGGGTGCGATAGTTATGATATATCAGCAGTAGTTGGCGGCAGAGGGTCTAATGGTTCTTTGCACGGACTTACGAAGTTTAATATGGATGACGCTCCTTCAAATGAGTTTTTCTTAGAGTATATAGCAAGACCTCAAACAGCTGAGATATTTTTTGAAGAAGTTCTTATGGCTTGTGTGTTTTATGGTATGCCAATTCTAATCGAGAACAATAAACCCCGATTGCTTTATCATTTTAAAAATAGAGGATATAGACATTACTGTTTAAATAGACCTGACAAGCAATATAATAAATTATCAAAAACTGAACGTGAACTCGGTGGAATACCCAACTCATCTGAAGATGTAAAGCAATCTCACGCATCTGCAATTGAGTCTTACATAGAAAAGTATGTTGGGATAGATTTTACAGGAGAGTATAGAGATGGAGGAGATATGGGAACTATGCCTTTTACACGGACATTAGAGGATTGGGCAAAGTTTGATATAAACGATAGAACCAAATTTGATGCGTCTATAAGTTCGGGATTAGCTGTAATGGCTAATCAAAAGCATTTATACGTGCCGGAGAAAAAAGATTCAAAAATAAGTATTAACTTCGCAAGGTATTCTAATGATGGTTCAACAAGTCAATTAATCAAATGAAAAACGTAACAATAGATATTACATCGTCAGCCTTTCCAAGTCAGTTAGCTACTGATGCGGAAAAAAAATCCGAACAATTTGGGCTGCAAGTTGGTCAAGCTATTCAGTATGAATGGTTCAGAAAGGATGGAAGTAATTGCAGGTATTATGGTCAATGGAGAGAATTTCATAGACTAAGGTTATACGCAAGAGGAGAACAATCAATTAGTAAATATAAAAATGAATTAGCCATTGATGGCGATTTATCTTATTTAAACTTAGATTGGACACCTGTTCCTGTTATACCTAAATTCGTTGACATCGTTGTTAACGGAATGTCTGATAGATTATTCAAGGTAAAAGTATATGCACAAGATGCTATGTCTCAATCTAAGAGAAGCAAGTATCAAGATATGATTGAGGGGCAAATGATTGCCAAACCTGTTTTAAATCAAATAAAAGAAAGCACAGGATTTGATGCATTTACAATGGACCCTGAAAAACTTCCTGAAACAGATGAAGAGCTTTCTTTATTTATGCAGCTTCACTACAAACCTGCGATTGAGATTGCGGAAGAAGAAGCTATCAATACCATATTTGACGAAAATCATTATAACGATATTCGTTGGAGATTAGATTACGATGCTACAGTACTTGGTATATCTATTGCTAAACACGAATTTCTTCAAGGAACAGGAGTTAAAATATCTTACGTTGACCCTGCTAATGTTGTATATAGCTATACTGAAGACCCTCATTTTAAAGATTGTTTTTATTGGGGAGAAATTAAAACTCTTCCGATTAGCGAGTTAATGAAAATTGACCAAAGTCTTACCAAAGAAGATTTACAAGAAATAACTCAATACAGCCAAGGTTGGTATGATTATTTTAATGTAGCTCAATTCTACGAGAATAGTGTATTCTCAAGAGATACTTGTACATTAATGTACTTCAATTATAAAACCACAAAGAAAATAGTTTTCAAGAAAAAAATCCTTGAGAATGGTGGTTCACGAGTTATACCTAAAGATGATACTTTCAATCCTCCACAAGAAATGATGGAAGAAGGAAATTTTGAAAAAATAGAGAAAACTATTGACGTGTGGTATGAGGGTATTATGGTAATGGGAACTAATATTTTGTTACAATGGAAGTTGTCTGAGAATATGGTAAGACCTAAATCAGCATCGCAACACGCGCTACCTAATTACGTAGCTTGTGCGCCAAGAATGTATAAAGGAGCTATAGAATCTTTGGTACGTAGAATGATACCTTTTGCTGACCTTATTCAAATTACTCACTTAAAATTACAGCAAGTAATTAACCGTGTCGTACCTGACGGGGTATTTATTGACGCAGACGGTCTTAATGAAGTTGATTTAGGAAACGGAGCTGCTTATAATCCTGAAGACGCTTTAAGGCTTTACTTCCAAACGGGGTCGGTAATTGGTAGAAGTTTTACTCAAGATGGAGATTTCAACAATGCTAAAGTGCCTATTACTCAATTAAGTTCTAGCACAGGTGTAGGTAAAACTCAAATGCTTATCACTAATTATAATCACTATATGGATATGATTAGAACGGTAACTGGGCTTAATGAAGCACGAGATGGCTCTACTCCTGACCCCAATTCATTAGTTGGATTACAAAAATTAGCTGCTTTAAACTCAAATACAGCTACTCGACATATACTTGAAGGCGGATTGTATATATACCGCTCAATGGCGGAAGCCTTAACTTATAGAATTGGAGATATTTTAGAGTATTCTGATTTTAAAGATGAGTTTATTAATCAAATTGGTAGATACAATGTATCTATTTTAGGAGACATAGCGGACCTTTATATTTATGATTTTGGTATTTTTATTGAGGTCGCACCTGATGAGGAGCAAAGAGCGCAGCTTGAAGCTAATGTAAATATGGCATTATCTAAAGGAGATATTAATCTTGAAGATGCTATTGATATTCGTGAGATTAAAAATCTTAAACTTGCTAATCAATTATTAAAGATGAAGCGAATCAAGAAACAAGAACGTGAGGACCAAATGGCAATGCAAAAACAAGCTATGCAGGCTCAGCAGCAATTGAAGTCTCAAGAGATGGCAGGTCAAATGGCTATACAAAAAATGCAGACGGAAGTTCAGACTAAAGGTCAATTAATGCAGATGGAAGCTGAGTTTAGTATTAGAAAAGTTCAAGTTGAAGCTGAATTAAAATCTCATTTAATGGCAGAGGAATTTATGTATAATCAGAAACTTCACGGTATGGAAATGGAAACATTAAATGGGCGTGAACAATCTCGTGAAGACGCTAAAGCTAAACGTATTAGTCAACAAAATACAGAGCAATCTAAACTGATAGACCAACGTAAAAACAATTTACCTCCATTGAATTTTGAATCAAACGAAGATAGTTTAGATGGGTTTGATTTCGCAGAATTTGAGCCGCGTTAATAATGTCAAAAAAATTGCATAGCTTTGTAAAAAATTAAATCAAATCAAATGGAAATGAAAGTAAGATTATTAGATGGTACGGAGGAAAAAGGAACTGCTCAAGTAGAACAAGAATTACTTGAAAAACACGAGCAACAATTTCAGAATGTTAATATACCCGGACAAGAACAACAACAAGAACAACAACAAGAGCAACAACAAGAGCAAGAGCAAGAGCAACAGCAAGAAGTTGAATTAAACGAAGAACAAGTTCTTTCATATATTGGAAAAAGATACAATAAGCAGATTAATTCATTAGATGAATTAACAGCTCAAAGGGAAGAAGTCGAGGCTTTACCTGAAGATGTTGCTGCTTATATGAAATACAAAAAAGAAACGGGTAGAGGTTTTGAGGATTTTTTGAGTCTTAAAAAAGACTTTGACTCAATGGACCCTGAAGATTTACTTGAAACTTATTTATCAGCAACCCAAGAAGGGCTTGATGATGAAGATATTGACACATTGATGGAATCGTATAGGTATGATGAAGATATTGACGATGATTCAACTATTAGAAAAATAAAATTAGAAAGAAAAAAGGCTGTTGCTGAAGCAAAGAAATTTTTTAATTCTCAAAAAGAAAAATATAAAGTGCCACTTGAGTCAAGTGTTCCGCTAATTTCTGATGAGGAAAAAGAAGTTTACGAAGGTTATAAGCAATATACCAAGCAAGCGAAGACACTTGAAGAAGAGAATGAGAGAAAGAGAAATTGGTTTAACCAAAAATCTGATGAAGTATTTAGCGGAGAGTTCAAAGGTTTTGACTTCAACGTTAATGACAAACGAATCACTTTCAATCCCGGAGATGCCAATGAACTTAAAAAAGCACAAGCTACACCTGCAAACTTTATAAATAAGTTTTTAGATGAGCAAGGGTTAATTAAGGATGCGGCAGGTTATCATAGGTCGTTAGCTGTAGCTATGAATCCTGAGAGATTTGCAAAGTTCTTTTACGAACAAGGGCAAGCAGATGCTACTGAAGGCACTATGAAGAATATTAAAAATATTCAAATGTCTGCCAATAGAGCGCCTGAAATTACAAAATCAACGGAAGGAATGCAGGTAAAAGCGGTAAACCCTGATTCCGGTAAAAGTCTAAAAATCCGTAGCATAAAACGAATATAAATTTTAAAAATTAATCAAAATGGCAGGTACATTATTATCAAATCCTACTTTTGCATTACAGCCAAGTGCTGAGCAAGTAGCATTGCAGACAAACTATATTACTAACTTCAACTTCTTGAATCAGTATCTTCCTGATACTTACGAAAAAGAATTTGAGCGTTACGGTAATAGAACCATCGCATCATTCTTGAGAATGGTAGGTGCTGAGATGCCTTCAAACTCTGACCAAATCAAATGGGCAGAACAAGGTCGTCTTCACATTAAATACACTAACTGTACTACACCGGCGATTGCTACGGCTTCTACCGCTACTTTTACAGTTGCTGATTCAGGTGTTACTTACATCGCAATTAGAGTTGGACAAACTGTTATGATTCAACAAAACTCAACAGGAGTTTTCAACAAAGCAATCGTTACTGCCGTTCCTACAGCAACTACTTTTACAGTAGCTTACTACGAAGGTGGTGGTCAAGCGATTACTGCTGCTGCTCAATGTACTGTATTTATTTATGGTTCTGAGTTCAAAAAAGGAACTAACGGAATGGTTGGTTCTTTGGAAGCAGAAGATGAGTTCTACTCTAACAAGCCTATTATCATCAAAGATAAATATGCTGTTAACGGTTCTGATATGGCTCAAATCGGATGGGTTGAAGTTACTACTGAAAATGGTGCTACAGGTTACTTGTGGTATTTGAAATCAGAGCACGAAACTCGTTTACGTTTTGAAGATTATTTAGAGACTGCAATGATTGAAGCAGTTCCTGCTGCCGCAGGTTCAGGAGCTTTAGCTGCTTTAGGTGGTGTTGCAGGTGGTTCTGAAGGTATCTTCTATGTTGTAAACAATAGAGGTAACGTATGGGGAGGTGGTTCTCCAACTTCTTTATCTGAGTGGGATTCTATCGTTTCTCGTTTGGACAAACAAGGAGCTATCGAAGAAAACGTTGTGTTTGTTAACCGTGGATTGTCTTTTGACATCGACAATATGTTAGCAACATTAAACGGGTACACTTCAGGTGGTGTTGCTCAGTCTGCATCTTTCGGTTTATTCGACAACGATGTTGATATGGCGTTGAACTTAGGATTCACAGGATTCCGTAGAGGTTACGATTTCTACAAATCTGATTGGAAATACCTAAACGACCCAACTATGAGAGGTGGTTTATCTAACGTTGCAGCTACTGCGACAGGTACAATCACAGGACTTATGGTTCCTGCAGGTTCTACATCTGTGTACGACCAAATTATGGGTAAAAACGCTAAGAGACCTTTCTTACACGTTAGATACCGTGCTTCAGAAGCTGAAGACCGTAGATACAAAACGTGGATTACGGGTTCTGCCGGTGGAGCTCAAACATCTGACTTAGATGCAATGGAGGTTAACTTCTTGTCTGAAAGATGTGTATGTACTTTAGGTGCAAACAACTTCGTGTTATTCCGTTTCGGATAGTATATAATAAATTGGAGAGTGCTTTTAAAGGCACTCTCCTTTTATGTTTTAAAAAAAATAAATTAAATTAAATCATTATTAAAAATGGCAACAGTAGTTTTAATAGACAAAGTCTATAAATTGACAATAGGCAATCCGCTTTCATATAGTTTAGCGGCAAGAAATCATCCGAGATTCCCACTAATGTGGTTCGATGAAAAAAAACAAGAAAATCGTGCTCTTAGATACGCGATAAATCAAAAGACTCCCTTTGAGGATGAACAAGACGGAAACGCAATACTTGAGCCAATTATGTTTGAAGATGGCTTTTTAAGCGTTCCAAGAACAAATCCCGCGCTTCAAGCGTTCTTACATTACCATCCATTAAACGGAAGGATTTTCGTTGAAGTAGATGAAGAAAAAGATGCAGCTTACGAGGTTGAGAATTTAGACCTTGAGATTGACGCATTAGTTGAGGCGAGAAAACTTTCTCTTGAACAAATTGAAACTCTTACAAGAGTAATGTTCGGAAAAGACCCTTCAACAATCTCAACAGCAGAATTAAAACGAGATATATTAGTGTTTGCTAAAAATGACCCAAGAGGATTCTTGGCTACATTGAATGACCCTGAACTACAGTTTCAAGCTAAAGTTAGATTATTCTTTGAAGAGAAATTATTAGCACTACGCAATAATGATAAAGAGGTTTGGTTTAATACGCCTACTAACAAAAAGAAAATGTTATCAGTACCATACGGAGAAGACCCTTATGATATGGTAGGTGGCTTCTTATCAAGCGATGAAGGTATTGACTCTCTTAAAATGTTAGAGGCAAATTTACCTCAATAATATAATTGGATTAAAATATCCTTTATTGAAATTAGCACAGATTTATTTCTGTGCTTTTTTTATGTATATTTGTAAAAAGATTTAAAAAATGATAAACGAAGTTAGAAATACAGTATTATCCGTATTAAATAAAAATAATTATGGATATATTTCTCCATCAGACTTCAATTTATTTGCTGAAAATGCACAGATGGAGATATTTGAAGACTATTTCAAAAATTACAACAAGGCTATAAATGCTGAAAATGCACGCACAGCCGGAAGTGATTACGCTGAAATTGAAGGCCCTATAGCCGAAACTCTCGAAGGTTTTTTAGTTACAAATTATTTAGCGCATTTAGGCTCAAATAGATACTCAGCACCATCTCTAACTACAACAGGAGATGACGACTATTATATTCTTAAAGTATTATGTAGAACAAATCAACTTTCAAGTGGTTCAAATACAGGAGTTACAGCTCCTGCTCCTACTCCGTTTTTAATAGATTCTACAGCGACGTTTTTATCTGATGGAATATCTGTTGGAGATTTAGTCGTCAACACAACTACAGGTCTTATCGCTAATGTATTGTCTTTAACTTTATCTACAAATACTTCATTAGCTTTGACTGCTGATATATTTACAGTAATAGGAAATGAATACTCAATATTAAAAGAATCTATCTTAAAAGAAGCTGATAAGGTTAGTGTTGGAAAAATAACAATGCTTAACGCATCAAGCCTAACAAGTCCAACTGAGTTTTACCCATCATATACTCTTGAGGAAGAGACAATTAAGTTATTTCCAAATACTATAAATTCTAAAGGAAAAGTTGAATGTGTTTATTTTAGATACCCTAAAACTCCAAAATGGACTTATGTTACCTTGACAAGTGGGGAGCCGGCTTTTGACCAATCGCAACTTGATTATCAGGATTTTGAACTTCCTTTTTCAGATAATTATATATTAGCAATGAAGATACTTCAATATTGTGGCGTTTCAATTCGCGAAACTGAAGTTGCTCAATTTGGCATAGCTCAAGAACAACAAATAAATCAACAATAAAAATAACAAAAAATGACATATATATCACAGTATGAATATTATGACAATAATGGGAATACGCCTCAAGACGCAAATTGGGGTTCATACCAATATGTTAGTTTAGATGATGTAGTCAATAATTTTTTATTGATGTACTCAGGAAACCATTCATTAGTAAATAACGAAGAGAGATACAAAATAATATTTCACGCAAAACGAGCTATACAAGAGCTTAATTATGACGCGTTCAAGGAGATTAAGGTATTAGAGTTAAGTGTAACTGATTCGTTAAGATATGTACTTCCATCGGACTATGTAAATTGGGTTCGTATTTCTTTATATAAAGACGGTTGGTTAAGGCCATTAACTGAGAATATTCAAATTTTATCTTCTAATGCATATTTACAAGATAATCAAGGAAATATTTTATTTGACCAAAACGGAAATATACTTCAACCTCAAAATTCTACTATAGATTTTGACAGACTTAGAGGAACAAAAAAAAGTATCTACCTAAATCAAGGAAGCCAATTTGATGGACAATATGGTTGGAATTATGATGGGATGTGGTATTTTGATTATGGAATAGGAACAGCATTTGGATTAAATACAGAAACTGCAAATTTTAACCCTACTTTTAAGATTGATAAAAAAACAGGAGTTATAAATTTTGATTCAAGTATGGCAGGAGAGCTTTGTATTCTTGAGTATATATCCGATGGTATGGAGAGCGGAGATAATTCTTTAATTACTGTTAATAAATTATTTGAACAATATGTCTACGCAGCTATAAAATATGAGATATTAAATTCTAAATTTAATGTTCAAGAATATGTAGTGGCAAGAGCAAGAAAAGACAAATCAGCATTATTAAGAAATGCAAGAATAAGAATTAGTAACATTCATCCGGGAAGACTCTTAATGAATTTAAGAGGTATGGATAAGATAATCAAATAGTATGGCGAATTTCACAAGAAATTTTTTAGCAGGAAGAATGAATAAAATCGTTGACCAACGAGTACTTCCTGATGGCGAATATGTTGATGCTATGAATATCAGAATGGGGTCAACAGAAATGTCTGAAGTAGGAGTTATTACCAACACAATGGGTAATGATTTAGCTGCTCCTGCATTAAGATATATTGACGGAACAGTGTTAAGCACTCAGGCAAGAACAATTGGAGCTATGGAAGATAGCGCTAACGAGACTATTTATTGGTTTGTTCACGACCCTGCATTTCCTATCGCGCCTACAGGTAAACTTGATTTAATTGTATCTATTAACGTATTAACTAATGTATTAACATATCACATCATTAGTATAAATGACGGAGGAAACGTAAACACTACATTAAATTTCAATCCTGCCTATCTTATTACGGGTATCAACTTAATTGATAGCCTTTTATTTTGGACAGATGATTATAATGCTCCACGAAATATAAACATAAATAGAAACTACCCTAATCCGATAGCAAATATTGATGCGTTGAACCCTGAATCAATTCTTGTTATAAAAAAACCGCCGATTGAGGCACCTGAAGTAAGTCCAATTACTACAAGCGGACAACAAAATTTTTTAGAAACAAGATTTATTTGTTTTGCTTATAGATATAAATACGTAGATGGAGAGTATTCTGCTACATCTCAATGGTCTGCACCTGCATTTGTTCCTAATCAATTCCAATTTAGCGTTAATAGTATGCTAAATGAAGGTATGACTAATTTTTGCAATACAGCAATTATAAATTTCAATTCAGGAGGACCTCTTGTAGTTGGAATTGACTTATTATTTAAGCAGTCAGAAAATAATGTAATTAAAATTATTCAGCAATTTAACAAGGTAGATGCCGGATATGCGGATAATACCGTATATCAATATTCATTTAATAACAGTAAAATATTTACAGTACTAAATGAAGCTGAAATTTTAAGACTTTACGATAATGTTCCTCGTTATGCTAAGGCTCAGACTATTATGGGAAATAGATTGATGTTTGGAAATTACGTTGAGGGATATGATTTAATTGATAAAAATGGTCAGCCAACTAAAATTGAATACTCTACAAATTTAATCACTGAAGTTATTGGAGATGCAGATTTAATTGATAGCACAGGAGATGGAATTTACAATATAGACCCTGCGTCTACGGGATTAACAGTAGGAGATGCTATTATTAATTTTGACTTAGGCGCTTCTCCATTGGTTGAAGGTGCTGCAATATCTTTAGATATTACAATATCTCATAAATTATGGACAGGATATGTTCCTGAGCCTGACGAAATAACGGATGGAATTACACTTCAGTTTAGCTTCTTGCTGACTCAAAACTACAGTTCTGTATATCAATTAGCAACAAGCTCTCAATTTAAAAATGCAATAGGTACTTCTTTAAATATACTTCCTGTTTCAACTACTATTTTAGGTCAAGATACGTCCTGTAACGGGGTTACATTTACTGATTCTTTTAATTGCGCATTGCCAAATAATTTAGGTTTAGCTCCTAATACGTTTATAAAATATGCAAGTGGTATCAATACTATCTCTACTGTTTTACAACCGATAAAAATAATAACTACTCCCGCAAGTACTGTAATTGGTTTGCAATTCCCATCTATGGTTTATGTTGATAATATAGCTACTCCTACAAAAAAAGCATACGAGTATTACCAAGTGACTTTTGCAAGAGCGGCTTTTCAAGAGATTGCAAATCCTCGAAGTTTACATAGTAATAGAGGGTACGAAGTGGGATTGGTTTATATGGATGAGTTCAATAGAGCTACAACTGCGTTAGTTAGTACTAATAATGCAGAGTTTGTCCCTTGTGGATATGCTCCAAATAAAAATAGTATTCAAGTTATAATACCTACTACTCAAAGAGCGCCTAAGTGGGCTACACGATATAAGTTTGTAATTAAACCTGACGCTGAAAGGTACGAAACAATTTATAGTAATTTATTTTTTATTAATCCCGAAACAAATGAAGCTTGGCTTTTGCTTGAAGGAGAGAATATGAGGAAAGTTGAAGACGGGGATAGATTGATTGTAAAAGCAGACACTCAAGGACCTACACTTAATTGTACTTATACTACTGTTCTTGAAAAAACTGCTCAAGCAGCAGGATTTCTTGAAATACCGACTGAAGATGACCCAACCGTATTTATTAACGTACCGGCAGGTTTATATATAAAGTTAAATCCTAATAGTTTTAATTTAGTACAGACTGAAAATGCTATAATAGCTCCGGGTCAAAAACAACAATGGGCAAGTGGAGGAAACCACACTATAATGTCTTACGATATGAATATTGAAGACCCTGCAAATCCGGGAATGTATATTGATTACAATATCCCTGCCGGAAGTAGAATCAATTGGTACGTAGATTGGAATAGAGCAGGTGTTGGAGGAGCTTGTGAACCAAGGGGTTACACATTAGAAAAAGTATATACCTCTACTCAGGACTATGATAATATGTATGAATGGTTTGTTGGAGATAATATTCAACTTACAATCAATTCAGGTATTGATAAAGGAGATGACGAAACTAATGAGTTTGTTCCGGGAGTAGGTTCTCAATTAACTGCTGTTAATGACAGTATAAATTATTGGCAGTTTTATAGAAATCTTGCAACAAATCAACTTACTATTAGTTGGAGTAGTACAAATAGTTGCACGGGTATTAATTATAAATATTCGCGTAGAATTTATATCACAGCAAACATTGAAGTGTTTCGTGCAGAAAATACATTAATTTTTGAAACAGAACCTTCTGATGCTTTGCCTGATGTATTTTTTGAGAACGAACTATCATTTTCTATTGATTCTGATGGTAATCATTCAGGTAATATTCAAAATCAAAATATAGTAGCAGGTACTGCCGGTATAATTGACACTATGTTTTTTAATTGTTATTCTTTTGGAAATGGAGCAGAAAGTTACAAGATACGTGATTCTATTCTAGGAAGGTCTTTTAGTTTTGGAGAAAGAGTAACTACCGTTGCTGCTCAAGACTATAAAGTTGCTGATAGGTTTTCTGATATTACCTATAGTGGTGTTTATAATGGGGAGTCAAATATCAACAAATTAAACGAATTTAATTCGGGGTTATCTAACTTTAAGCGTTGCGAAGCTTCGTTTGGGGAAATACAATTGTTAGATGGTAGAAATACAGATATTCTTTGTTTACAAGAGGATAAAATATCTTACGTTTTAGCGGAGAAAAACTTATTGTCAGATGCAAGTGCCGGTGGTATAATTACAGCTACTCCTGAGGTCTTAGGAACGCAAATAGCACGTACTGAAAAGTACGGTATTAGTTTCAACCCTGAGAGCTACGTTCAATGGGGATTTGATAGATTTTTTGCAGATGCAAAACGCGGGGCTGTTATTCAATTAAAAGGTGGGGATTCTCAAAATGAACAATTAATAGCAGTATCTGAACAAAATATGAGAACTTGGTTTAGAGATAAATTCAATTCATCATTTAACTATCAAAAACTCGGGGGTTTTGACCCTTATATGAATGAGTATGTGTTGTCTATGAACGACCAAGAACTCCCTTTAAATCCTCAATGTTTGAAATGCGGTATTAATCAAACATTTACATTATCTATAGCAGATGAAAAATCTAAAGAAGTAGTATATTGTGTCGATTTAGGGCCTCTTGTAGGTATTACTGAAATAAGTTGGGATTTTGTTAGTATTGAATCAGGAACAGGAGGGTTAAATGTATCTGTAGAATACAATGGAGTTGTAACTACTTCAGGGTATACAAATATTCCGGGGAATTTATTTTTTGATAAAAACAATGTATCTGTAGAAACTGCAACAATTACTCTTGAGTACAACTTAGATATGGTTGTAAATGTTCTTGCGGACTGTTGTAATGCAGAACCAATGACTATAGTTGAAGTTGTTTTAACAAATGATTCAGAATCAGGTCAAACCATACATACTCAATACAGATATATAGACGGAGCATTTATTGGACCTCTTCTTTCTAACTTAGTTTTATTCTCAAGCGGAACAGCAAGTCCTCTTGTATCAAGATATAATACAGTATCAGGATTTGTTGGGGCAGGCGGCTTCCCTCCTGAAGGAAGTACTATGAGATTGTATTCAAACGCAATAGTTCCTGACAATTATGTGTTTAACATAGCTCAAGATAAATTTAGATATTTAAGAAGCGGTGTATTATACAACAACAACGATATTGATATTAATTCTTTATTAGGCGTTTCCACAGTTGCTACTCCTAATTCAGGCTCAGCCCCTTTGTACTATGTTGACTTTACGGTTCCTGCAAGTTCATTTGGAGAATACCTTTACTTGATTTGGGATTTAAGAGATGCTATACCTGCTGAATTATGTTTTGGAGGAACTATTAGTGATTCTTGTTGTGATTGTGTTCCGGGTAGTTACTATTTGAACGCGTCATTCCCTACAGCAACCTCTATATTTAATGACGTTAATTTATCTATTCCTGCAACAAATGGATTTTATTCAACAGGTGGAATTGTTAGAGAATTAGTTGACGGTGTGTTATTACCTCAGCAACCTTGTAGTTCTTGTGGAGTTGAAGTATCTTTGTGTTTTGGAACAAGTGCAATTGACGTATGTTGCAGTTGTGACTTAATATGTACAACTCCTTACAATCTTTATCAAGTAACAAATAATGAAGCCTTTGATACAACGCTTTATTTTTATGACTCGTATGGAATATTGACAAGTTTACCATTATCAGCCTCTGCAATAGGAGTATTTTATTGCTCTATTGGAACTCCTTTTGCAGATACAAGTATATCTATTATCGACATAAAATGCGAATGTATAACATAATTTAATTAAATAATATGGCAATAAATGCACCTTACTTTCTAGATGCCGCTGACTTAGATTTAGCTACATCAATATATTTAGATTTAGCACTAACACTCGTAGCTCCTGATGGATTCTATGGAGATGGAACAATAACAAGAGAGCAGTCATCAGGAATACTTTTGGCTGCTGAGTCTTGTGCAACCTGCGGTGTTCCTTGTGGTGCTTCCGTAAGTGGCTCAGGAGGTCAAGGCATTTATCAAGTAAATTTAAATACAGGAACTCTTGACACAGGAGCTATAATAATTAGATTTGACCCTTTTAATTTCCCTGATGGTGTTAGAGCAACTTATGATGGAGTTGTATATAATAAATTATCATCTCCTATAGATGGCTTGCATCAAAGTACAACTCCCGGAAATTTCACAGTTGCAGGAGAAGTAGCCGGAGATTGTGGATTGTCAGGAAATACTACGACTCTTCCATCATTAGTTGAGTATCTTTATGACGGAACTTCGTTTGTTGCGACAGGAAATACTCAATCAATTACCGTGCTTCCCGGAGACGTTTCGTTAGGAGCTCCCCCCGGTTTTTGTGTTTTAGTAATACCAAAGCCTTCAGGAACTCCTAACAATGTGTTTCTTGAAATGCTGGGGCCTTGTGGAGG